GGGCAGACTTCTGAAACTGTGGTGGTACAGCACATCGTCACAAAGGGCACCATTGACGAACGCATCATGAAAGCCCTCTCCAAAAAGGAGTATACCCAGACGGCGCTGATCGACGCCGTGAAAGCGGACTTGAAAATCTGAGACAATCTAAGAAAATCCGTGCCAATCCGAGGATCAAAATTTCGGAGGTGCGAATATGAGCGATATCACGATTTACGAGGACCTTGCGAACGCCATCATCCTGCAGGCTGTGAAGGATTACCGCATGGCGCTGAAGAGCCTTAAAGCAAATCCGAGGAACAGGACGGCGCAGGCGGAAAAAGCCGAAATCGAGCGGTTCTTCCGTTCGCAGTGGTACTCGTCGCTTACAGATGTGGATGGCGAGATGCTGATCCTCTCCCTGCAGAAGGAGGTGGACGCATGACCGCAAAAGAATATCTGAACCAGGCGCGGCACCTGGACGCACTCATCAACTGCCGCCTGCGTGAGATTGACTACTGGAGGGATTTATCGAGCAGCGTCTCAGGCAGTAATTTCGAACCGCACTACAATCCCAACAAGCCCACAGAAGCCCCTTTTGTCCGGTGTCTTGAGAAAATCGACGCCATCCAGAGAGATGTGGCGGAAAAGGTGGCATATCTAATCAGCCTGCGGGACGAGATTAATATGCGGATCGATATGCTGGACAGCCATGAGGAGCAGATCCTTCTCCGCTACCGCTACCTTGACGGTTTCTCCTGGGAAGAGATCGAACACATGATGTGCGTGTCAAAAAGCACCGTGCATCGGATTCACGGGTCGGCACTTCAGAATTTTCCCGTGCCGAATTAAAAGTTGGCACACTTTGAGACCTTTTGGGACAGTATGGCACACCCGTCCTGTGATATCATTACAATAGCGAAGTAGAATACAAAAACAGCCTTCATGGGAGCGATCCTGTGAGGGCTTTTCTTATGCCCTTGGAGGTGAAGCATTGCCAAAGAAACCAAAACGCCCCTGCTCCTACCCCGGCTGCCACAACCTCACGGACGGGCAGTACTGCAAGGAGCATGAAGTTGCCGCCCGCAGACAGTACAACCGGTACGGACGTCCCGTCGACAGCAACAAGAAGTACGGCAGAGCTTGGAAACGAATCCGCGACCGCTATGCTGCGGCGCATCCTTTGTGCGAGATGTGTCTGAAGGAAGGACGGCTGACTCCTGTAGAGGAAGTCCATCACATCGTTCCCCTTTCACAGGGCGGGACGCATCGGAACGATAACCTGATGAGTCTGTGCCAGTCCTGCCACACCAAGATCCACCATGACCTTGGCGACCGGTGACCGTGGGGCGGTCAAAATCTCCGGGACCTGGATGAGCGGACAGCGGCCCGGGGCTTCGTGCGCAAAAAAGGCGAAATCAAAAGGGTAATTGACGGCGGCCTGTCAGGGCTGCTTATTTTTTGCGGAAAAGAGGTGAGAAAATGCCGACAAAATCCAATAACACAGGCGGGCGCGGCGGTGCGAGACCCGGTGCGGGAAGAAAAAAATCTGCCGTCAAGGAGAAAGCCGAGAACGGCAATCCGGGCGGACGAAGATTAGAAGTGCTGGACATTCCCGAAGTCGAGGGCGTCGATATGCCAAAGCCCCATGAGTTCCTCTCTGCCGAGCAGCGTGACGGAAGTACGCTCCAGGCGGAGGAAATCTATAAAGAAACCTGGGAGTGGCTGAAAAAGGTGGGTTGCGCAGCGAAGGTGTCTCCCCAGCTTTTGGAGCGGTACGCCATGTGCAGCGCCCGCTGGATTCAGTGCGAGGAGATGACCAATCGCATGGGCTTCCTCTCCAAGCACCCCACTACTCAGAAGCCGATCCCATCGCCGTTCATCAACATCGGCATCAACTACATGAACCAGGCGGTGCGGCTCTGGAACGAGATCTTCCAGATTGTGAAAGAAAACTGCAGCACGGATTACGGGGAGGCTTCTCCCCAGGATGATTTGATGGAGCGTCTGCTCCGGGCAAGGAAGGGGTGAAATCATGTTTGAGAAAGTAAATCCGTGCCACCCGGATAAGGTGGCGGACCGCATTGCCGGCGCTCTGGTGGATGCGGCGTACAGAAAAGAAGAAAATCCAAGGATCGCCGTGGAGGTTCTCATCGGTCACGGCGTTTGCCATATCATTGCGGAGACATCAGTAAGCATTCCACAGGATGAAGTGAAATCAATCGTCATTCGCATTGCCGGAAATCTGCACACGGATTATGTGGAAGTGCCGCAGGACGGACACCTCGCCAATAACCAGTCGGAAGGAATTCGCTGCGGCGACAACGGCATCTTCGAGGGAATGCCTGTGACCGAGGAGCAGAAAGCGCTCTGTGAGATCGCCAAAAGTGTGTATCACACTTATCCTTATGACGGGAAGTACATTCTGGACGGCGCAAGGCTGATCCTCTGCCAGAGCAACGCCAGGAGCTACCACCTCAAGGAAGTGTATCCTCACGCCGAGATCAACCCTCTGGGAGACTGGACAGGCGGCACGGATGTAGACTCCGGTGCAACCAACCGCAAGCTGGGCAGCGATATGGCAGACTCCGTCACAGGCGGCTGTCTGCATGGAAAAGACCTCTCCAAAGCGGATGTGTCGGTCAACATCTACGCCTGGCTGAAAGCACAGGAAACGGGAAAGACCGTGCAGCTTGCCTGCGCCATCGGGGACGATACCGTGGACGGCATCCCTTATGCGGAAATCGTGGAGATTGCTCGGAAATTTATCCAGTCCCTTGGCGGCTTTGAGAAATTTGCGGAATGGGGGCTGGTGCGATGAAAACAACAACGGAAATGCAGCTGGTACCTATCGCCAAACTGGTACCCTATGTGAACAATGCCCGCACCCACTCCCCGGAGCAGATCACCAAGCTCCGCTCGTCCCTCCGGGAGTTTGGATTTATCAATCCCGTTATCATTGACAGGGATTTCAATGTAATCGCCGGACACGGACGGATTCTTGCTGCCAAAGAAGAAGGCATCAAGGAAGTTCCGTGTGTCTTTGCCGACCACCTTACCGAAGCGCAGAAGAAAGCCTACATCATCGCCGACAACCGCATGGCGATGGATGCCGGATGGGATGAGGAGCTTCTGAGGGTGGAGATTGAGTCTTTGCAGGGCATGGACTTTGACCCTCTGCTCACCGGCTTTGATGAAAAGGAACTGGCGGCTCTGTTTGATGACGGCATGGAAGCCAAAGAGGATGACTTCGATGTGGACGCGGAACTGCAAAAACCTGCGTTCTCCCGGCTTGGCGATGTATGGACGCTTGGCAGGCATCGTCTGGTGTGCGGGGACTCCACGAAGGCTGAGACATACACCACACTCATGGATGGCGTCAAAGCAAACCTGGTGATCACCGACCCGCCTTACAACGTCAACTATGAAGGCTCGGCGGGCAAAATCAAGAACGACAATATGGCAGGCGAGAAATTCTATGAGTTTCTGCTTGCCGCATTTCAGAATATGGAGTCGGTCATGGCGGCGGACGCATCCATCTATGTGTTCCACGCCGACACCGAGGGCTTAAACTTCCGCAGGGCATTTGCCGATGCGGGATTTTATTTATCCGGCTGCTGTATCTGGAAGAAGCAGTCCCTTGTCCTCGGCCGCTCTCCCTACCAGTGGCAGCATGAGCCTGTGCTGTACGGATTTCTTAAGAACGGCAAGCACCCGTGGTATTCCGACCGGAAGCAGACCACCATCTGGAACTACGACAAGCCGAAACGGAATAAGAACCATCCGACTTCCAAGCCGCTGGATTTACTCGGCTACCCTATCTGCAATTCCTCCCAGGAGAATGCCATCATTTTGGACACTTTCGGAGGGAGCGGCTCCACGCTGATGGCGTGCGAACAGACCAACCGCATCTGCTGCATGATGGAGCTGGATGAGAAATATGCGTCTGTGATTCTGCGGAGGTATGTTGAGGATACCGGGGATTCGGAAAATGTGTTTGTGGAGCGGGGCGGGGAGAAATTTCCGTACTCCGCGCTGGTGAAGGAGGTGGAGGCTGATGGATAAGCCAGAATACTGTGTGGTGGCGCTGTCCGGCGGGAAGGACTCGACAGCTATGCTCCTTGGGATGATTGAGAGGGGGATGCAGATTGACTGTATCCTGTTCTGTGATACCGGACTTGAGTTCCCTGCCATGTATGAACACCTTGCAAAACTGGAGGAGGACACTGGCAGGCGGATCACCCGTATAAAAGCGGAGCATTCCTACGAGTACCTGATGTTTGATGCGCCGGTCAGACGCGGGGCGGATTCGCCCATTGTCAAAAGATACGGGGCAGGCTGCCTTGGGTATGGGTGGCCGGGGCCGAGGCAGCGGTGGTGTACGACACGGCTGAAGGATATGCCGCGGGAGAAGTTCTTCCGGGAGCTGCGGAAGCAGTACCGTGTGAAGGAATACATCGGGATAGCTGCTGATGAGCAGTACCGCCTGGAAAGGGAAAGGAATAAAAACCCCGACCATGTGCATCCGCTGGTGGACTGGAACATGACGGAGGAGGACTGCCTGCGGTACTGCTATGGACACGGGTATGACTGGAACGGGCTGTATGGGCAGTTCAGGCGGGTGTCCTGCTGGTGCTGCCCATTGCAGTCATTACAGGAACTGCGGCAATTATATAAAAACCACCCGGCTCTTTGGCAGACGCTGAAGGAGTGGGATAAACGGACTTGGAGGAAATTCCGCGCTGATTACAGTGCGGAGGAACTTGAAGTCCGTTTTGATTTTGAGGAAGAATGCCTCAATGCAGGGAAACCCATAAAGGGGAAGGCATTCTTTTCAGAACTAAAAAGGAGATTGGAGGTGGAGGCATAGTGGATGCTATATATATCCATAGAAGCAGCTCCGGCACTGGCGGCGGAGACACACCAAATCCGCAGTCTGCGGATTCCAGACTGACCCTTGGCAGCCTGTTCGATGGTTCAGGGGGATTTCCGTTAGGCGGGCTGCTTGCGGGCATCAAGCCTTTATGGGCTTCGGAGATTGAGCCGTTCCCCATCCGGGTGACAACAAAGCGGCTGCCCTCCGTGGAACACTTGGGCGACATTTCCACGGTGGACGGTGCCAAGGTCGCTCCCGTGGATATCATCACCTTCGGCTCGCCCTGCACGGATATGTCGGTGGCGGGGAAACGGGCGGGGCTTGACGGACGGCAGTCCTGCCTGTTCTACCAGGCA